AGCGTTGGAGAAGAAGCTTGTGTAGCACCGGTAGACGTTTCGCTTGCAAATACTTGCTTACCAAGTGTAAGGCCCGAAAGACCAGTAACCCCGCCACCTACTTGAACGCGAACCGCTGCACCGGCAGAAGACGCATCGAGCGCAAATCCAATAAATTCAATGCGGTTATCGTTTGTAGCGTCGACCTTATAAACGCGTCCGGCAGTACGTCCGCCGTCAGCTGCGCCAACAGAAACGTACACGGCATCGTTTACAGAAAGAGATTCGCCTGCTGTCAGATTGACAACGAGATTACCACCCACTCCGCCAACAATCATCCAGCGCGAAGCCGTTGCGTTGTAAAGAAGAGTAAGGGATGCGTTATTATCAAGAGCAATAGCGCCACCAGTGCCCGTTAGAACACGATTAGCAGCAGTTGCTCCGGTTTCGTTGTTAACAACAATGGTGTTACCGGTGCGATTTGACAGAACAACAACTTGTCCATCAACTCCCGCAGGAATACCATCAAGACTCGCAAGAGAGCCGTTTGTAAGCTGAATGTAAGACTTTGTAGGAGTAGCAACTGTTGCGTTACTACCGGTCGTTGCGGCGTCAGTTTGTGCGTTTAACGCAAGAATAGAAGTGACGGCTGTAAGCGAAGCAAGTTGAAGCTGTCCGCTTCCTTGTGCTTGAACAATAAGATTTTGATTACTAGCAGATTGCAGAGTAAGAGCAGAAGCACCGCCGGTTACTGTATTACCGTCGATTGAAAGAGATTCAAGCTGAACAACGCCAGTGTCCGCCGCTTGAAGAGAAAGATTGCCGCTGCCTTGCGATTGAACAGTGAGCTGCTGATTGGAAGCTGATTGAACGGTAAGAGTGGCAGCACCACCAGTGACGCTATTTCCATCAACAGTTAAAGACTCAAGCTGAACTGTACCTGTTCCTTGAGCTTGTAGAGAAAGATTTTGATTGCTTGCCGATTGAACGGTAAGAGCACCACCTGCAATACCGCTAATGGTGTCAGCAGTAGGAGTGTTAATTACAGGCGAAGTGAGTGTTTTATTAGTAAGAGTGGCAGAATGAGCTTCAGTGACAACAGGAGAGGAGCTTGTGCCATTGTGATAATTTAACTTACCCGCTGCTGATGTAACATCAAGATCGCCCTGCTCAGAAGCAGTAGAGGTCGTTTTCGGAACAATCCGAAGACCCTCTAAAAATTTACGAAATGAAGTAGCCACTTAAAAACTCCTAGCTAGTTTGTAATAGCGCTTGTGCAGCAAATGAAAGTTTGCCAACATAACCCGGTGAAGACAGTATATCAGCAGAATAATAGATTTGTCCATTGCTATCTATTCTAAATGTAACACCACTAGTTGTAGCTCCCGGTCCACCAACCGGCGTAACATTTCCAGCAAAATCACGTTGTATTTCCCAAGAAGCACTTTCTGTATTGTAAACAACAGTCATTGTTCCAGCTTCTGCGTGTGTTTCATTGGCATCATTATTGCGATAAATGCTATAACGAATATTAGCAGAACGAACTGTGGCGGTTGGAAATGATAAAGAAGCTGCCGGTGTTTGTACAGAATGTTCAGCGCCGTCATTCAAAATGTCCATTACCTGCGGAGCGATGTCATATGGACCGACAATACCGCTTAAAGACGCTTCTACAACTTGAGCAAACTCAATAAGAGCTGGTGCCCAGTTAGGAGACTGAGCAGACGAAGGAAACTCAATTATTGTGCCACCGATATTAATTTGAACTGACATAATTGCCTTAGAAATAAAGCCCTTATATAGAGTTGTTAAATATAGATATGTATTAATAATACACTAGAAATTTTTCTGTGTATAAAAACAGACGGGCGTAGCCGAACTGAATCGACTACGCCCGAAGTGTTTGAATTAATTCAACTATTAGGTCGCGTTCACGATATTATTAATTAATACATTTTTTGCCGGGGCCATACAGAATACAGCCTGATCCGAATAAAGACGAAGCTCGTAAGCTGCGCTGTTTTCGAGATCGCGGAAGAATTCTTCTCCCTGTCCAGGACGCTTGAAGGTCATGTCGGTTGAACCAACACGGAACCAGTCGTCGGTGCTGAGCATGTATGCATATCCTTCCTTCACGTAAATCGAAGGTTCGATTTCGATCAGGCCGTTCTGAGAGTGGAACATCAGCTTCTCAGAGCCGTTTTCCATCTTAGAAGCGCTGTAAGAACCGTCATAACGACGGAGTGCAGCTTGGTCGGAGAGCATGTTTGCCCATGCGCGTGGATTAACCATCGCGAGTAGCGGTCCTTCGAGGCCCTTTTCAACTGCACGAGCTGCAGCAAGGTTTAGCTTAGTGAAGCTAAGAGCTGCGCCGCCAGCGGAGAAAATGTTACCACGGAAGAGGTTGTAGGTTCCAACGTCGATGTTGAACAGGGTTCCAGAGCTGATGCTCAGGATCTTGTGAATGCCTGGGAATTCGTTCCCATAAGCACCCTTGTGCCAAATCACGTCAGTTGCAACAACGTTAGCAGCAGCGGCGTCAGCATTGAGGGTGATAACACGGGTGTCCATGTTGACAGAAACAACCTTGAATTCGCCACGGCTGGTGGAACCAGCGGCGTCACGAATTTCGATTGGCATTCCTTCTGCACCGGCCCAGATTCCCGGAGCCCATTCAGCTGTTGCAATGGTGACAGCGGTGGTTGCTACAGAAGCAACTGCGCCATATCCCATCTGACCATAAAGAAGTTCGATTTCGAGCTTCTTAGCCATCGAGCGAAGCATGTTCGCAACGAGGAACTTGGTTGCATCCATGAAAGCCTTCTGACCGCCAAGGGCGGCACGGCTTGCAGCGACGTAGCCAAGGAGCGAGCGGAGAACCACTGGGGAACCCTTAACTTGAGCGTCCTTGACCTGTCCTGCTACTGGAGCATTGAGGTTGAAAGCGTCTTCATCGCTACCAGCGAAGGTGACACCGTGTTCGAGGCCAAGAATGACCGGTTGCACCGGTTGTTACTCTCTTTATTCAAGAGGGAGAAGTCATTTCTGCTTCTCTCTACCGTTTCTTGTAAAATTCAAAGTGTAATCCACCAGTCATAGATCGCTTACCATTACAAACTAGACTAATCTTGCTGTATTGTAGTCCTAGCTCTTTGGCCGCGTGTCTTGCGCTGGGATATACCTTTCCGGTTTCTAAACAAATAACGGGTTTAGCGTGGCTTTCAAATTGAGCCTGTCGCCATTTTTCCCCGTTAGTTTTACCAAGCCGTGCCGTTCTATTTTTTGCAGCATGCTCAGGATTAACCGGTTTTCCTTTTCGCTCTAAAGACCACTTCCGCTTTTGTTCTTCGGAATGTTCTTGAGAATACCCATTTATTGAGCCGGGACTTTTATTCAATCCTTTTTTCAAAAGATCGTATTGAGCAATTAATTTTCGCTCTAAAATCGCAGCTTCTTCTCGTGTTAAAAAATCAACAACGAGTTCAATTGTATAAGTATCATCAAGCTTTTTTGTCCAGCGATGTTCGTTCAATCTTTTTTCAATAGACTGACCGGTTAAACCGCAGTAGACAACTTCTTTTTCCTTATTGCGAATAAGGTATACTTTGTAATTTTGCATCGCGTTGTTCCTCGAAAGGATTCCGCTACTTTTATTTCGGTAGATCGGACTATCGCATCAACAGTAACATTATTAACTTACTGTTGTCAACTCGTTTAGTCTCTCACGGTGCCTTTCGGCTTCCGCCTTGTTGTCCTGTTTTCAGGAGTTTCAAGTCAATTAGAGTCGATTTTACTACCACCAACATTAATGGTAGAGGTTGCCCGGCTGCTTATCCTTAGACATGAATTTGATTTTGTTAAGAAGCTTAACGCCATCTGGGATTAGTTCACCGAGCTTCTCGGCGTAAGTTTCCTTAAAGAAACCGTTTAGAGTACCAACCGTATTATTCGGAGTACCATAAGTATTTGCTGATGCCATATACTATTATTCCTTCCTATTATTCAGCAACCACGTACTTGACGATGATTGAATCTGCATCGGCAATTGCGTCACTGAGGGTGAGGGTGATTTGTGAACCGGAGATAGCAATCCCGGCTTGGGCGATAAGATAAACGCCAACAGAATCGTCACAGTGTAGTGCTGCGCGAACTTCCTTAACGGATTCCTTAACGTCGATGGTTACGTCAGTTCCTGCTCCAACGGAGAGAACACTAACATCTGATTTCTTGACGCAAAGCTCTTGAACCTTCAGTTGAAGACCAAGGACTGCATCATCTTTTGACTGATATGAAATACTCATATTATTTTAGTCCTTTATTAGTTAGATTAATTATAGAACGCAAAGCGTTCCGTTCGTCTTACAACGTGCCCAATCACCTTACCCAATATCTATACTCAGTGTTCCCGGTTATATAGAGTCGAATAATAGCAGACACTTAAAACTCTTGTATATAGTTGTTAAAATAAATAGAAAAAAATTAAGGGTTTGGTTTTATTAGCTTTTTTATTCTTTTTAAAAACGATTCATTAATTTTAACGTTAACAGAAACGTTTTTAATTTGAATAACGGCCATATGTATAATTACGAATTATGATTTGTAATTATTTAAAAATACGCCTTTAATATCAATTACTTACACGCCAAAGAAATCG